GCCGCGCGATGTAGCAGGCGCGCCGCGCTTGTAACGCAAGGTAACGCACGGTGCGTGACGTAACGCGTGACGCTGGGCGCGTCACGGACAAAACGCGGACAGATTGCGGACATTTGCGCGCGGATGCGCGCGGCAGGAGGTCATGATGGACGGCGCCGGACGGGGCGACGAAATAGTTAGTCACGCAGCGGTCGAGGATGCCGCTGCGCGTTTCCTTGCTGGCGGCTTCGGGCCGGGCATGGCGTGGTGGGCGAATGCATCCACGGAACCGCTCATGCTGGTTGATGAAGATGGGATTCCGCACGAGAACCTTGAAGCGGTGCCGATGGCACGCGAAACGGAAACCGTCGAGCTTGCCGGCAAGGCGATCAATGCGAATTGGCGCCCGGCGTGGTTCCGGCGACTTCCCGCTAGCAAACGCGCGCAATTGCTAGCATGGAACAACACGCATCATCTTTCGCGTAAGCGCGGCGATGGCATCGGCGAGTTTCAGCAATGGGAGAGAAACCCCAGCTTCGGGGCCGCGCCGAGCCGCGACGGGTCTAGGAAGGCCGCCACTGCCCTCACCGATGCCAAACTGACCGGTCCGCTTGAACCGCTCCTGCGCCTGTATGCGCTGCAGGAAGTTGACCAATGGCCGGAGGTCAAGCGCTACCTGGTCGCACGTGGCCTGCACCCGCACGCCTGCGAGGTCGCAATCCGCAAGGTGCTGTTTGACGGGCGCCGCGTCGTGAACGTGGACGACGAGGCAAGTGGGCACGGCAAGCCTAAATTCCGGGCTTGGGTACATGATGCAGAACGAACGCTGCACCGCTGGCTGCGCAAGGCGTCTTGGCGTTTCATGCGCGCGCACGGGTGGACGCCCGCGACGCACGTCGGCAAACCCATTCCCCTTTCCCGCATGCCGCGCCGGTCACCGCCCAGGTTTCAGGACGGAATTGACTGGCAGACGATGCCGCCGTTGCGGTGGACGCGGAAGGACAACAAACGCATCGGGGAGGGAAAATCCGAGCCGTGCCTTGTGCTGTCTGGTGAAAGCGCCGTGGCCTACTGCTTGGCATATCCGAGTGCCGGCCATCTTTCGCGGACCTATTTGGCGAACGATGACAGCACGATTCACGATCTTTGGGACCGGCGCGGACGAGAGAAAGAATTCGAGTGCGAGCAGCAAATGGCGGAGCGCCTGACATGGGAGCGCGACGCTATTGAGCGGGACGCCGAAATACCCTCCGAAGGGCTTTATTAATGGGAGAGGCAAACCGTCATTTGTCATTCCTTGCGCGCCGGGCCGCATAAGCCCGGCAATATCGATTACCCGCGAAACCCAAACGGTTTCCTATGGGTTACCGAAATGGTTACCCAAACGGTTACGCGGACGTTTTTTTATGCCGGCAATCCTGTAATGAAAGCGAGCGAGGTAAACGAAGGTGGAAAGCAATCTAATTCGGCTGCCCGAGGTTCGCCGCATGGTGGGTAATCCGTGCGAGGCCACGATCTACAAATGGATTCGCCGCCGTGACTTCCCCAAGCCCGGACGTCTGGGCGGCCGCGTATCAGTCTGGAACCGGCGCGACGTGCAGCGCTGGATTGATCGCAGCTTAAAGCAGGAGGCGGCGTGACGCTCAATCTGGACGCTATCGCGGAACTGGCTGCGGAATGCACTAACCGGCGGATTGACGAGTTTGTTGCATGCCGTCGATCCAAGAAACCCATGCGCCGACTTCTTCTCGCGCCCGCTGCACGACTGCTGCGCGGTCTGGCTCGCCAGCTGGAATCTCTGTAATTCCTTGGGCAATTCCTTCTAGCAGTGTTTTCAATACATCCAATTTCGGATGCACAGCCAACAATGAGCGCAGCACGCATTCGGCGGCGTTGAGGCGCGCCTCTAGTTCGGTTTCCATGAATCCCCCAATCGTGGTTGTCGGCTTGGTGAGCAGCCTACCACTGACGTCCGCCGAGTTCGGACAAAGAGAATCGTCCAATCTTGCCCATCTCGAACACTAAAAAAATCAGCAACTTAGCCGTGTTTCGGCGTTGGCCGAAGGCGTTTTGGAGCCGGTTTTCGCGTGTAGGTTGTTGATTTTTATGGAATAGTGTTGTTTCGGCTCAAGCGGCATTTCCGCTGTTCGGTTGCTCACCGAACAATCAAACGGCGCTTTGAAACGGCGTTTTTGAGCCATTTGCAGGACGCAAACGCAACAGTTACCCCCTGAATTACCACCCAAACAGGCCCGAAGCGGCCCTTTTCTGCCCATCCGGGCTCACCAAGAGGAACACCCATGTCCTAGATCAACCCTCCCGCCGCGATGGCGGCAATTCGCAACGCCCGTCAGGGTGCGCAGCGCGCCCAACCCCAAGGCACTCCAATGGTGCCGCCCAATGCCCATAACGGCGTAAGCCCGAACATGCGCGGCCCAGGCAATGGCGTAAGCCCCAATATGGGCGGCCACGGCAACGGCGTATCACCGAACATGGCCGGCCATGGCAATGGCGTATCCAGCAACATGATTCCGGGGAGGGCCGCGTAATGGGCAAGGTCCGCGCTTGGCTGAATACCGTACTGCCCGAGTCCGCCGCCGATGGCGAGCCGGTCGATTTCGTGCCGGATCGTATGTCGCACGACGGTCGCATTGCTCACTACAAATTCACCGGCGACCGCACGCTGATGTTGCCCACGCCGGATGCCACCGACCCGACCACCAGACGAGCACTGCGCGGCATGCGTGCTGCGTGGAAGGCGGACAGCCTGGCGCGTGCGATCAACGCCGACGACAACCTTTCGCCAATTGGCAAGCAGCGGAAGCTCGCGCGGGAACTGGCCGGGCCGCTGGGTGACGTGCTGAAACACTCCCAGGCGCTCGCCCAGCGTCGCACGGCATTGAAGGGACGCATTGAATCGGCGTATGCCATCGGCGTGCCTACGGACGGCGAAAGGGCCGAGGATGCGGAAATCCGGCAAGCCATCCGCGCGTTGCCCGAGGCCGAACGCCGGGCCATGCTGGCCGAGCTGGTGGGCGGCAAGCGTCCGCAGGTTGCACGCGCATTACTGCGTTCACCCGTGCCCGTTCCTGGCTTTACGGAGTCAGTGCTTGAGCAAGCCTGGCGGGCTGGCGTCGATGCCACGAACCCGGAAGTTGCCGAGGCGAAGGAGATCGACAACGAACTGGCCGAGGCCGAGCGCACCATCCGCAGGGCTGCCGACATCGCGCTGGGCAGCATCGGCCCGGACATGCTGCGCGGTGCATTGAAGGCGCAAGGCGTCGAGGAACCGGGGCCGTTCGCCGTCAAGATGACTCACGGCTTCGTGCCGGACAAACCCGAACCGCCAGCATCCCCGCAGGCTGCGCAGGATGATTCTGGGCAGCCGTTCCCGGTTGCGACCGTGACGAACATCGAACAGGCGCGCGCGAAATAAGCGCGTCCAACCAAAGGAACCATGACCATGCGAACCATCGAAGACATCACCCAGCTTTGGGCGGACCGTACCGACACCATCCGCACGCAGTCCTACCAGTAGGCTCGCCAAGCGCCACGCGTGTTCGCCGAAAGCGTGCATGCCGCGTTCAATGCCGCCGCTGCTGACCGCGACGCACTGCCCATCCTGATCGCGCACCTGCACGGCGTCACCGCCGCAATGGAAGCCTTGGCCGAACGCGCACCCGAGCCTGATCCTGAAGGCGGCGATGCTGGCAAGCCGCGACGTACGTGGAGGGTGAGCCGATGACCTGGAGCGAAGGACGCCGGAATGGCGCGGATGACGAACGCGGAGCATTGCATGTCCTGCTGGAAAAGCTAACGCGTGTCGTGAACGAAAACCGGGCGCGGATCGAGGAGCTGGAACGGAACGCGCAGCCTGTCGAGGTGCATGTCGTGGACGCGAGGAAACGGCCATGACGCCTAAGACTCGCGGTGCCGCAATCACGGCCAAGTGCCGGGACTGCATCCACGATCCTGCCGCTGCCGGAACGTGGCGCGAACAGGTAGGCGTTTGCAGCGCTACCGGTTGCCCGTTGTGGGCATTCCGGCCCCTTCCGGCCAATGCTCCGGCGTGGATGGTGTCCCGTGATCCCGCCGACTTGCCCGAAGGTTGGGCGGGTTTGCACCATGACGAGGCCATCCGCCGACTGCGTGGCGCCAGCATCGCCGATAAGGCCGACGGATCGCCTGTACAGGCCAACGGTGGGCCGCGCACGCATGGGGCAATGGGTCAGCCTAGCCCCGAACCGGACGCGCCGAAATGCGCATATTTGGAGGAAGCCGCATGAACACTCTTGCTGCGGAATTCCCGTGCGTCGTGAAGTCGCACCCGTTCGCGTCTGAAAGATCGATTGTTCACGTGCGCGAGGGTCAGACCTTGCGCGAGATGATCGGCCCGGATGCGACGGACGCGCTGCGGATCGAAGTCGGCGGGATCGAGGTTCCGGCGCACTTGTGGGGCAAGGTGCGACCGCGAGCGGGTACGCCGGTACACGTGACCGTGATCCCGTAGGGTGGCAACGGCGGCAAATGGCTGCGCACGATCCTGCTGATCGTGGTGGCGATCGTTGCATGGGAAATCGCGCCCTATCTCACTGGCGAGTTCGGAGTATTGGCGGGCGCCAATACGGCGATGGTGGCTGCTGGCCTGGCGCTCGTGGGGCAGCTCGCGATTACGCCACTGATTCCACCACCGGAGATGAAATCTTGAGCATTGCAAACATCGTTGTAGCGCGCGACAAGGCGCTGATTGGATTCGACACGAAGAGCGCATTCATGGCGACGCCGGTTAGCGGCGGCTTTGCGGCGGCATTGAAGCTGGCGGAGGGTGGAGCGCACACATCCAAATGCATGTTCCTGCCGCATGCCAATGTCGCCATGCCGACGCTCGGCGACAACCTGCTGGCGAACTACGCATTCAGCATGTTGCAGTTGCGCCCCGACTTGGTGGACCTGGACGGGATGGCCGAAGCCATGCCGGAAATTCTGGCGGAAGCCCATCGGCAAGCCACGACCGTCCGCAAACAACAGTGGGGTATCGACAAGTTCCCCGGCTCGGCCGTGTTCCTGGTCGGCTGGTCGAATGCCTTGGGCCGGATGGAATGCGTGCGGTGGACGCGCTGGCCGGATGACTCAGCGTTCAAGGCGGAGCAAGTGCGCCATGAGTCAATCAACCCGGACACCGGCCGCAAGTATGACGTGCCGATCACCGATGCCGACATGGAGAAGATCGCACGCGAGCAGGTTGCATACGCGCGCGGCCTGCCAAGCGCTGAATACGACTGCGGCGGCCGGTTGCTGGTTGCCGAATTGACCCGCGACACGCTCAACGTGCGCACGGTCGCGAATTTGGAGGAATGACACATGGCTCAAGAGACATCTACTTTGGTAGTCGCGGTCGATTCGACCAGCGTCCCGAAGGCCACGGCGTAGCTTGATGCGTTCACCGCATCGGCTGTAAAAGCCGAAGGCGCTACCGCCAAACTCGGGCAGACGAGCCGGACTGCGGGGGCTGCGCAAGCTGCTGCCGCTGGCGACGTATCGCGCGCCGAACAGGCAGCGAGCAGGTACGCCGAAACGGAAGCACAGGCAGCCGCGCGCATTCACGACATGGTGCAGGCCAGTCTTGCGGCGCGAGATGCCGTTAGCGCCCAAGCTGCGGCTTAGCAGGCAGCGGCGGTGAAAGTCGCCGAGGGCAACGCCGCATAGGTTGCCGCGAGCAAGGCGCTTGCTGACGCATAGACGCGCCAGATGGCGGCATGGACGGCCATGCGCGCGCCCGTGGTGGAGGTCGAAGGCATCCTTGCCAAGAGCAAACTGACCGCCGCCGAGGTTGCCAAAGCCGAGGCGTTGCTGGACAAGGCGCAAGCAGATGGCGTGATCAGTGCCGGCGAGCTTGCCGCTGCATTCAAGGCGCTGGACGAAGTCAAGCTCAAGGACATCGCCATCACCGAAGCGCAAAATGCCGCGATCAAGGGGACGATCAACTCCCGCACGGCCTATTCGCTTTCCGCACTGCTGAGCGATGCCGCTTCCGGGTAGCTCTCGCGCAGCAAGCGCGAACTCGCTGCACTCGGCAATGAAACGGGCCTTATCAGTAAGCTATTCACGCCGGTGGGTGCGGGGATCGGCGTTGTCGTCGCCGGACTAGGCGCGTATGTCGCAGCGGCCTACAGGGCGGAAACGCAAACCAGCGATCTCAACAAGGCCATTCTCCAGACCGGCGGCGCCGCTGGCGTCACCACGGGCCAGCTCAGCGCGATGGCCGTGGCGCTGTCGGATGGCACGCGCAGTGGCGCGGACATTCACGACGCATTGATTGCCGTCACGTCGTCGGGCAAGTTTGCGGGGGATCAGATTCAGACGGTTGCCAAGGCCGCATTGGACATGGCCGACGTAACCGGGCAGTCCGTGCAACAGGCTGTCGCGCAGTTCACGAAGCTTGGCGAAGATCCCGTTACTGCGGCGGTCAAGTTGAACCAGACCTATCACTTCCTGACCGATAGCGTCTATGACCAGATTCGTGCGCTTGAGCAACAGGGCAACACGGAAGACGCCACCCGCGTTGCCGTGGATTCGCTTGCGCAGGCGATGGACAAGGCATCCACGAACGCGCAGGCGCATATCGGCGTGCTGCACGGCATGTGGAACGAACTGAAGCGCGATCTTGCCCTGCCCGCCGACTTGCTTACCGCTGCGGCGAACTAGGCCACGCCGGATGCTGCGGGCCAGAACGCCGTCGCGCTGCAAATGTTGCAGATGCGTGCGAAGCAAGGGTATTTCACGCAGGACGCCAACGGCAATTTTGCCACGACGGCCAAGTTCAGCGCATTGCGCCCTGGCTTCCAGTCCGACATGAAGTTTTATCTGGACATGTACAACCGCACGCGAAGCGCGGCAGAGGATGCGGCGAACGCCGCGCAAGCTCTCGCCGACAAGCAGAAAGATTTGCAAGGCGTCATGAGCGATCAGAACTGGGTGGACGCGACCATCAAGGGATACGACAAGGTCAAGGATCGCGCGCAGGCGGCGGCTGATGTCAGTGCCAAGCTATTCAATTTGGTGCTGCATGGCAAAGCGCTCCCCGAGGGCGTGCATGTTGCGTCCGGCAGCCAGGGCGGGTTTGCCGGCCCCGGATTCGACTATCTCGTGAATAAGGAAATGGGCGGCAGCGGCAGTTCGCACACGCCGACCGCAAATCTTGAGCGCGCACGACAGCGGGCGCTAGATGACATCCAAGCCCAGATCAAGGCCGAGGGGAAAATCTACGATCAACAGGCCAAGCAAAAGGCGGCTGCCATTGCCTACGCGAGCGGACTTGAGGATCAAACCAAAACCCGGCAGGCGCAGCTTGACCTGCAATTACAAAGCGTCGGCATGTCTGACCGCGAGATTCAGCAGGCGCAGGCATTGCTGCAGATACGCGAGCAATACAACCGCGCCGTGCAGCAGATCAACAGCCAACGCAATGCCGCGCTCGCGGTGAACCCGAAGGCGGACGTGAGCGGGTTCGATACCGAGCTTGCGGCACAAAAGCGCAATCTCGACGCGCAGACGGCGCAGCAAAAGGCGTATTACGACAACTTGTTGCAGGTGGAGGGCAACTGGCGATTGGGTGCGGAACGTGGCATGAAGCAGTTCATGGACAACGCCGCCAACGTCGCTGGCTAGACCGAAACCCTCTTCGAGAACGCGTTCAACGGGCTGACCGATTCGCTGGTGAACTTCGTCACCACGGGCAAGCTCAATTTCAAGGATCTCGGAAACACCATTGTCCAAACGTTGTTGCGGATCGAACTTCAGGTTCTCGAAAGCAAGATATTGTCATCGCTCTTGTGGAGTATGGGGGGCTACGGCGCAGCAGCGGATGCGGCAGCCGGAAGTGTCATCGATAGCATCATCGGGCCAAGCACTCATGCCAAAGGCGGCGTATTCAATTCGCCGAGCCTTTCCGCCTACTCGAACGGCGTCTATGACTCGCCGCAATTTTTCGTCACGCACGCCAAGGGCAATATCTTTGCCGAGGCTGGTCCCGAAGCTGTCATGCCGCTCACGCGCGGTCCTGATGGAAAGCTCGGCGTAAAGGCCCAAGGCAGCGGCGGAGATGTGATAGTCAACGTGCAAAACAACGGCGGCCAGCCCGCCCAAGTCAGCCAATCGAAAGATGGCAACGGCAACGACATCATCACGGTGATGATCAACGCCGCGGCGAACGAAGTGGACAGCCGCATCATGCGCGGCGGTTCGACGTACAAGGCGATTCAGCAGACCTACGGCCTTAGTCGGCGTGGTGTTCCCGTTGCTGGATAAGCAACACCGGACAAGCCGGCGAGTGCCCGGTTCCACCAATAACCCCGGCAGCCGGGGCGGCGCTGCCATGCGTCGTGACCCGGCAACCTTTTGGAGATGAACTGATGCCCATGCCACGCAAAAACCCGCCAAAGGACGCACTCGCGCGGATCGAGAAGTACACCCTTTAGCACTACAACACTCACACCATCGCCAAGCTGTTCGGCGTATCGCGTTAGGTGTTCTATCGCTGGCTTAAGGAAAACCCTGAGTTAGCCGAAGCGCGCGAGGCCCAGCTTGGTGTCGAGGAAAAGGAATTGATCGACATGCTTTGGGAAGACGCGAAAAACGGCAGCGCCGTAGCAAAGATTTTCCTGTTGAAGGCGCGCCACCACTACCGCGACAACTCACCCGTCGCCGATCAAACGGCGGTCCAAGTGAATATCACGCTCCCCGGCGCGTCGAAGCTGGACGAATACAAGGCGCGGATCATTGCCGAGCAACCGGAGCTTGTGAAGCGTATCGAACGAGAGGAACGGAATGATGGCATCGACATCGATCGAGCTTAATGAGTTCCAGCAACGGGCGTTGACGATGCCCGAGGAAGTCGACTTGTTCCTGGGCGGCGGACGCGGCGGCGGCAAGTCGTTCGCGCTGGCGTTCCTCGCACTGCGACACGCTGAATAGTACAAAGACCGCGCGCGCATCCTGTATATCCGGCGTACCTATCGCGGCCTTGCCGACTTTGAACTAGTGACGCGCGAACTGTTCGGCGCAGCCTACGGAACGGCTGCCCGCTACAACGCGGCGGAACACGTCTGGAAACTTCCAAACGGTGCTTACGTCGAATTGGGCCAGCTCGAAAGCGCTGGCGACTATGCCAAGTATCAAGGCCGATCCTTTACCTTGTTGCTGGTGGATGAGGCTGGACAATTCCCCACATCGCAATTGCTTGACCTGTTGCGCTCGAACATGCGCGGCCCTGCCGATATGCCGGTGCGCATGGTGATCGCGGCGAACCCTG